GTTGATGACACCATTCCTATGATTCATCTTGGGAACGAGAACTATCCAAGCTACAAGCTTGACTGGCTCTCAAAGGTTCTCATGGGTGTTCAGAAGGATGATATACGTAAAAAGGTACTTCCCCATTACGATAAGATTTGGGAGTCAATCCCTCCTATCGCAATGGGGAAGTACGCTGTTACCGACGCTAAGTTACATCACGATCTTCACTTACTAGCAGAAGCTAAGCTACGTTCTGAAGAACTTCTTGACTTGTGGCAGAAGGAAGATCGAGAATTCCTTCGCGTTCTAACAGATGTGATCGCAGAAGGAATTCTTCTTGATCGGCCGAGAGCGGCTGAACTCGAGCAACAGGCTCGTAGCCGAATGCAAGAAATTGAACGAATCCTGGGGTTTGTTCCATCGAAACAGGCCGAGTTGTGCCATAGCCTTCACGGACTTCCCGAAGCAGGTGGTCTAGGGCTTGCTCCATTGGGCGGCCTCTCTAAGCGCAAAACGAAGGAGTTTCCTCAGGGTCTACCTAACACGGATAGCGACTCCTTGGCAAGACTGGAGTTGGAAAACCCCTCTGAGCAGGTCAAACGTGTCATCGATCTGGCCTTGGAGTACCGAGGACTACAGAAGGCGGCGAGCACCTACTACGCAGCACTCCAAAGAAAGGCTGACAAGACAAAAAATCTTGTTCATCCTGACCTTAAGCAACACGGTACTGTTACCGGTCGCTTAAGTGGAGATATGCAGCAGATTCCTAGAGATATTGAGAAATACCCTGTCAAAACTTTGTTCATCAGTCCACCAGGATGGGAACTCTGGGAATTCGACTACAATCAGATCGAGCTTCGACTTGCTGTTGTTTACGCTCAGTGTGAAGCTCTAGGCAAAGCTTACATTGAGGGGGTGGACATTCATGATCAAACAGCTAGGCTCATCGGAGCCTACGAAGCATTCCCCGATAATCCTGCTGAGGGACGACAAGTTGGAAAACACTCCAACTTCCTTCTCGGTTACCTTGGAAGTGCTTTGCGACTCCAAGTCTTACTTTTCCACATGGCGAGACTTGTCGTCCCGCTTGAGATTTGTCAAGACTGGCATACCGCTTATCATCAAGCTTATCCAGAGTTCAGAACAAAAGCCTATGAGGTTATTAGGGCGGCGGAGCAACGGGGTTATATTCTTTTATGGAATGGCAGAAAACGTCGATTCCCTGATTCAGATCATGCGCACAAGGCTTGGAATAGTCTTATTCAAGGTGGCGCTGGTATGATTATGAAGCACACGATGATGCAGTTGCATCGTGGTGAGTGTGGCTTCAAACCGAAGATGGTAAACCAGGTCCATGACTCGTTGTGGATCTACTTACCGACTTCCGAGCGTGACGAAATGAAAGATGCTATCATCAAGCAAATGGAGTGGCCGACCCAAGATCTGTCATTCCCCTTCCCTGTAGAGGCAAAGAGACTTGACCACCAAAGAGCAGCCTGACCTTAAGTTGATTGCCACTAAGATGAATGTGGCAGAATGGATCAAACTGGAAAGAGCAGAACATGCAGAAACAAAATACGGTGAAGGTTTACCCGGTAGAGTTGCTCTCGTTGACGAGATGCGGACTGAAGGTTTCGGCGGCGGATGGGAAGGATTCATCGGCAATTACCTTAAGAGAGTTGAACTCTTTGGGCTTGATACCCCGCAAGGGAGACAAGCTCTTGGTAAGGCTGCTGTTACCTTAATCCATATGCTTGAAACTGCCGTCCTTGTTCATGGTCCAATGCCTAAGCCGGGTGTTCCTAGTGGAGAAATCCAAGAATGGCTTCGCTGATTCGACCCAACTTGTGTTCTGGTTTTGACAGAGATGCTTTCTTTCAAGATATCGAGCGATTTTTAGAAAACCAAGGATGGACTAAGGGTTTTCTTGCCGATGCAGCTGGTATCTCTAGGGGAACCATTTACAATACTTTCATCTCCAGAAAACTGGGAATTGACACAGCGGCAGCACTCGCCTTTGTGTGTGATTTGAGTCTCGACACTTACGTCAAGGAAGCAGCATAGTGGATAAACTGCTCTATATCTTAATCAAAATGGGGGTACTTGTTCATCGTCCAAAGAGCAATAGTAACTCTCAAAATCTTTGGAGGATCCGGAGTGACATTTGGCTGATCATGAAAGAAAAATATGAAGATCTTAGGTATAGACCCGGGGACGACCACAGGTTGGGCCTTATTAGAGAACTCCACCCCATTGAAGATGGGGGAGTGGAAAGGGAAGAAAGCCTTTGAAGAAGGCTTAGCAAGTCTTCTGAAAGAAGAACAGATCGACGTAGTTGTTGTCGAAGATTTCGTATTCCGTCCAGGCTTTAAAGAGAACAAGTGGAAGAAAACGGATGTAGCTAAGCAGATTGGCTACATCGAAGCTGCTTGTAAGATGCTCGGAATTGAGTTTGCTAAACCTCAATCTCCTGCAATCAAGCCTGTTGGTTACGGTATGTCAGGAATGAAGTACGAGAAAGGGAAGCGTGGAATGCATATGCAGGATGCGATTGCCCACGCTATGTACTGGTGGAGGACCATTGGGATTAAACGGAGCAACGGATCTAGAGAAAATCAAACTGAAACACGACCTGAGTCAGCTAGCTAAAATTGTGGCTGATTTGATGGTCGCAATGGGAGCTGTTCCAAAAGGAACTGGATTTACTGCTCAGCAGTGGGGGAACCTCGCTGTGGAAGTTACGGAAGCTTTCAAGGCTGGAAAGGTTCGGTGCGTTTTCGAAGATGGGGAGACTAGCCCGAGCGAGGAAAGCACTAGCTGATGCTAAGACCCTAAAGGCACAAGGGTTTCGGGTAAAAGACGAGGTAATGCAGGCGTTAAAGGAAGAGGTTTGGGCAGCAGAGGGACTAAAACAAATATGGTGGTGTCGACAGTGTCCTGGCTGGAAATATGAGGCCCCGATTGCTGTCTCCCAAACCATTTGTAACAATGGGCACGAAGCTCAGCTCCTTTGGGAAATCCCCAAAGAGCAAGCAACATCTCCCGTTGTTCGGTTGCTAGGCCAGCCCATACCCCAAACTCTCCCACCCCTTCCAGAAAACAATTCGCTTTCACAGGACAGCCCTTGCAAATCGCCTTTGCCACTCTTAGATCTTTCTTCTTTTCAGAAAAGAAAAAGTGATTAAGGTTAGGCTGATTTGAGCAGTTCCCGAGGCGATACCAACGGAACATAAAGCGAATCCCTCCACAGCAAGAAGCCCCAGGTCAAAGGACCTGGGGCTTTTTACGTCCTACCCTACAGGGAAGTCAAGAGGCTCTGTCGTTTGGTACTGCATAGACCCCCAGCGGCGTCCCCACGGCGGCGACGAGCGCAATCCATTCGGTTCTAGTAATACCAGAACCGTCCGCCCACGCTGCAAGAGCCCAAACGCAAAGGGCTCCTATTACGGCAGCAACTGTTTTACGAGCTTCTCTAACTTTATCCCACACCCCGAATCACATCCTCACAAGAGACATTGTTGATATCATCTACTGCTAGATCGAATTCTGCGAATGCAGGACCTAAGTCTCTTTCGAGTTGCTCAATTAGTTCCTGATCTTGGACACGAGAGAAAATGATGCGAAGGATCTCAGAGTCAAGAGTTCTACCAGCTTCTGCTAGTTCTCTTATCTCGTCTCTGAGGACGTTTCCTCGCTCACAGGCAAACAGATCATTAGCCACATTTTCTTCTTGACGTTGACTTCTCTCTTGATTCCATAAATAGACGGTGACACCACCCATCAAAATAAAGATGCAAGTGAAGATTGCAACGATGACTAACAATCTGTTGTTTCTGATGTCCACTAGTTCCTGACCACCAACACATTGACCATTAGTAGGATACTAGCAGTTGTAACAGAAACAAGAACGCCAAAGAGGATATTTTTAACTGTCTTGATATCTTCTTTTACCTCTTTCAGAATATCATCAAAAATGTCGCCATCTTCTTCTAAGCGAGCAATTCTGTAGATATCAGTGAGGCCCGCTCTTGCTTCCGTACGTGACTGCTTTGTCATTAACCGAGTTTACTCCTGAGCCAGCCGATGAACTTGGTATCTTCTGTACCACCAGCCGGAAGATCGAACACCTTTCTAATAAGACCAGCCAGAGTATCTCGTTGTCTTCCGGTGCCTTCGAGAACAAGCTTAACTGGACTATTCGGATCTTCTCTGTTTGTTAAAGCTGAGTGGATATCACCCAGAATTTTGAACAGTAACTTCTTCTCTTCGGGAGTCAAATCGTCCTCGCCTCCATAGTAATAGAACTGGACTCTTTCAATGTAGTAGTCGTGCGGGAATCCAGGTCCGGGGTCCCAATGCGTTGAACCACCGAAGGCAATCGCTGCGTTGGCATGAGAGCTGATTCCTCGTTGATCTTCTCTAAGATCAACGACGTCAAGCCAGACAGGAGGGATATCATGTTCGTGACAAAGCTGAGCACATCTCTTTGCAGAGATTTCCAGCATATCTCGACCGTATTGGTCAAGCCAGTCTTCACGAGTCTGACGAGCATATCCAGCGTGTTCTAGACCGATAGAAGAACTGTTGTCGTTTCCAACATGGAACGCAGTATCTTCATCTCTAACACACTGTACCTCACTATTATTATCGAAACAATAGTGAGCAGATGCTTTACGCTCAGTCAGATTGGCAAAGTAGTTGGCAATACTCTCAGCAGTTGTCCCCTTTTCGGGAGCCTCCATGCTATGAACATGGATACGTTTAATCGGATTTCTACGACCACGGTAGTATTGCCTTGCTTGAATGAACATCTTAGTACCAGTTGTTTCTGTTGTGAAAGTCTAGTGCGGCACTAGGTGTACCATACCTACCGGCAATGTATTGAAGTCCCCAAGCAATTTGACCAGCAGGATCCGCTTCGAGTGGACCATGAATACTGGTCATTTTCTGGAATAAACCCCTAGCAGTCGAATTTGGGTTCGCCGCATTGGGGTTCCATCCAGACTCTCTTCTAACAAGTTCGTAGAGAGCGTTCCATTCATCTTGTCCCCAACCGTATTGTCCAGCCGCCATTGACTGAGCGAGTCTTTGAACAGAATCTCCGTCAACAGGTGCTCCGGGTGCAGAGGATCCTACAATAGAAGAAGGGCTTCCTGTAGGAGAAAAGGAACTGCGCTGTCTATTTCCCTTGATGATCGAATTGTTACTGTCGAGAGCCATTTGAATGACTTCTCGTGGATCGAAACCAGCCTTCTCTTTCGGTTTTCCAAAGAGGCCAATTTCTTGAATCAGATCAGTTATATCGCTCAACGTGCCAGTCCTCACCTTCAACAGGGAAGTGGAGACCTAATTCACGAGCTACTGACTGGACCCACCGTTTCGCCTCTTCGGATGCGTATTCGAGGTCCGCCGCTGTTCCGTGATTATGGTTTGATCTGCCGGGTGGCGCAGCTCTTGCTTGTCCTGGGACTCCGTTTTGCCAGTCTTGGTATAACCGAGCTTGTTCTTCGAACGATCTGTAACCGGAACCGACTGTGACAGTGTTCGGCCCAAATGGAGACATTTCGTTAAGGCGCATGATGCGCCGATAAAGCTCAGGTTCAAGGCCATAAGGATTGTCAGCGGAATAAGGGGATTCTCCATGACCACCTTCTGTTAGCGCATGACCGTGTGCCTCTGGTAATCCACCCCCGCTTGTAACTTGATTCAACGCAGTTGAAATGTATCGTCTGTTGTCTAAGAAATCTTGGTTTGACTTCAAAGACATCTTAATGATGTCTTCAGCGTTAATAGCCATTAGATATATGCAATAAAGCCCACGACGTCATTTGCAGCAACAGCTGTTGCATCATTATCTGCAACAGCACCAGTACAAGCCATAGCAATTCCATTTGCAAAGGTTACACCTAATCCGCCCAGATTAAAGTCCGTTGCACCGTTTGCAGGTAATGGAATTGTAATAACAGGAACATCACTAGCTAATACAGGGTTTGAAGCTTTGTCATAAATTTTGACAAATTTAACAGCTGCACTGGTATTGACAAAACGCCAACCTAAAATTCTACCTGGTGCGTTTTTCACTGTTCTAAGATTAGTCGTAGCAGCAGCCAGGAATCGGTTAAGCAGTGCACCAGTAGCAGATGCAGAAGGAACTGGAGTAATTGTGTCACCAGATAAAAGATCATCTCTTTGGCGATCAGAAAGTGATTTACCCATTTGCTGTCAAATACTCCTCAGAATATTGAATTGGCCGGCGTCGGCGCTCTGCTGCTGCGATTATCGCCATGATTAGTTCATCAGGATCAAGGGCAGGAAGGCTAGTAACTTCTTCATAGCCAGCTTCCCTGAGTTCTGCATTAACTTCACTTAAGACGTTTCCACGAACAGCTTCTAGAGCATCTTCTCGACGACGGAATTCAGACTGTTCGTTAACAGGAGTGACTTGTCGAATAGGAAGACCAGTAAGCCAACGCATGAAGTCATCTTGGACACCAGATGGCCCGTCCATGACAGCAGCACCACTAAGTCTTCCTACAGGGATCTGTCCTAATGCATATTTAAGCCAATCTCCTGGATCATTCAATTCTTGACCAGTGAAAAGCTGCTCCCCGGCGGCGATTTCAAATGGCACTCTAAGAGCAGGGTTCGTTCCAGACAGAGTTTGTGCAAACTGACGTGAAACCTCGTCCATTCGAGGTAAACGACCTTGCATAAGTGGGTCAGTGATTGAGGCAAACTCGTTGAGAGAACCAATAGGCATCATCGATTCCATTGGCATCACAACAGCGCCAGAATCTCCACCGGCTCCGAACATAGAAAGGAGCTGACCGATTGGTCCAGAGTTTCTTCTAGATTCTGTTTCAACAACCCAAGGGAACGACCGCTGGATCCAATCAGGAATCAGTACAGTAGAATCATCTTCCTCAGGGTTACCCATTAGCCCTTCGAAAAGATTCTTGTACTTCGGATACTTAGCGATCATGCCAGGCTGAGTCAGCATAAGCTGAACCTGCAACGGAAGATTCTTACGAAGGTACGTGTAGAACGGAATGATCCGAGACATCACGTCTCGTTCAAATGGAGTCTTAGCCCCATAATCAAGGTTGTACATTCTAATCTTGTCGCCAACTTCTTGAGACAGCTTTCGAGCCTCAGCAGTCAGGACGCCATTATCTGTAACCCTGATTCTACGTTTCGCCGCTTGCTTCTCGAAACGATCGATGAAGTGCGCCAAGCGCATATAGTCTTCACGACCTTCTGAGAATCTCGTAAGTGCAGCGCCCGGTCGTTTTCTTTGCGTTGCCGCTCGATCAATGATGTTGGTGAGTTCCGCACGAATTTGCCCACTCTTCGCTCCAGAATATCTAGCGTACAAGTGCCAAATAGCGTCAGCACGGACTTGCTGACCAGCAAAATTGATTCGTTCACCTCTTACAAAGCCTCTTGTTGAATCACCAAGAGCTTGTAACGGCTTCATGACTTCTTGAACAGCGCCTTCATTGTGACGGAACCTGTTCGTGATAACTCGCATAGCCTTCTGATAAGGCTGTGGACCACGAACACCAGCCGCCACATTCATGAAGTAGTCAGAGAAGCTGTTTCTAACATGATAGCCAGGATTGTAGACTGTAACTGCCTTTTTCCACACAGACATCGCTTGATCGTAACTTCTAAGAAGCGCACCTGCTTCTGTAGGAGAACGAACAAAGCGATCCATTTGATCGATCGCTTCTGCGATTGGACGAGGTAAGAGGATGTCTGTTGTTCTAATGTTATCTTGCTTGAGCCATTGCTTAACGATTGGAGACTTGACCTTTGTTACAGGTACAAACTCCATTAAACCTACTCTGGCGCTCCCACGTCGCTTAGCCTCTTCTGCGACTTTTTTAGCAAACGCCATGCCTTCGGGAGTTTCAAGATAGGAGTCAGCATTAGGACCGACGATAGGATTAACGCCTGGCTCAACGATTGGGTTTCCACCACGAAGTAGCTCCTGAGTTGTTGGTTGCATATCACCAAGGACAATGTCTTCTAATCTTGAACCAGTTTGACTGGTTCTTTTGACTGCCTTAGCTGCATCCCTAGGTTGAACCTTACGCATAGTCGCACGAGGATCTCTAATACGAATAGCGTATTGTTCAAGTGAAAGAACCTGTGCTTCTGCGCCCGCAAGGTTCGCTAACCGATACGAAACATTGTCCGCCAGAGAAGTTAAGGGGTCATCGAATTTAATATTTCTAGCCTTCAATTCGGAAATAGGCATCTTCTGCTCAGCAGCAGAAAGAGTCCGACCACCCTTTGGACGAACAGGAAACAGAGGAACATGCTCATCTAACGCTCGAACACCAACAGCTCTTTCGAGGTTAGTAAGCGTGTCCATGACATTGGCATAAAATCGGCCAACATCACCAACTGTCTCTAGACCAATCTCAGTCAAACCATCAACGGGACTGCCGACTATTCCACCTTTTTGAAGAGGAATTTGATCAAGCTGTTCCCAAACAGTTTCAGGATCGATCTTAGGATTCTTTAAAGAATCCAGAGCATCCACAATCTGATCCATCTCATCATTTGTAACCAAACGACGAGCGTTACCAAGATCGTGAAGAGATGCTTCACCCCAACCAGCGTAATTACCTTGAGCACGTCTAAAGTGCTCAGCAACTTCACCTGTATCTCTACGTCCAAATGCGAAGAGGCGGGTAAAGCGACGAGCATCACCAGTTGGCTTGTAACCAATGGCGTGACGAACTCCAGCCCCTGCTCTGAAAAGTCCTCTTGTTACAGGATTATCCCCAATGATTTCTTGTCCACCAAGTCGAACTGATAAGAAACCATTTTGAGCAAGACGACTATGTCGTTGTAAGTAGTTATCAAGTCGAACAGTTTGTTCACCAGTACGAAGTCTATGCAGATCGTCCTTTTCAAGGATCATCTCCACTAACCGTTCTCTAGCTTGATATCCCTTCGGCGCTGTTTCAGGAAGCCAGTCAGGGCGAGAAACACCACGGTTCAAAACAGGATCAAAAACTTCTGTTGCTTCCCTAGTAGCACGTTCTCGAACGTTCGGACTGCGGAATCGTCCTCTTGCCCCTCTTCGAGCATTGTACGGTGTAAACGCATCCTTGATGATATCCTCAACAATAGGACCACGTTGGTTAATAGGAAGCGCACGAAACTGTTCTAACTCAGAAGCATTAGTGCTTTCTGCAACAAACCGTCTTGCTTGATCAGCAGCTTCGTCAACTCGATTTCCACCAGGACGAATAGCTCTAATTCCGAGGAAATTCAAAGGATCAAGAGCAACGTCACCAGCGAATTCAAGAACAGGACCCACAACAGGAGTTTCCTGTAGACGTCGAACAGCAGGGACGTCTTCACCGGCAGCCTGTAAAACAGTACGAGTACCGTAATGCTCATCGTAGTCAGCACCACGCCAAGCACCACGAAGACCAGCACCAAGAGCTTCACCAATGTTGTTATTAAATGGGTTAAGATCGAAGTCTTGCTTATATGCTTCCTGAGCTTCAGTTAAGAAACCAGTAACTGCATTAAGAGGTCGACTGAGTTCATGAAAAACTCGACCTAACCCACTTCCTACAGGAGCCCCAACGTTTCTCTCGAACCAGTTTTCATTGTTGAAAGCTGCTCCGGCGGCGGCTCTTGCAAGATTCTCTCTTGGATCACCATCTGCTAACAGAGCTTGTTCGTAAAGCTGTAAGTCTTCTGTATCAGCAGAAGTAATTGCATCAACCGCAGACTGATCTAACCCAAGCTGAGCAGCTGTTTGAGCAATTCGATAACGATACTGTTCTCTCGGACCAAGATCCGGGATATTCAGTTCGTTAGGATTCATGATCGAAGCTAAGACAGCATCAGGATCAACTCCGCCGCCTCTTCTACTTCCTCTTCTATTCCCTCTCCGACCAGAACGTGAAGAACGCCCCTGAACCGAAATGTTCGGAGCGTCTCTAGCTAAAATCTGTTCGATGATTTGATCTGTAATACTACTCAACCGTTAGCGCCCCAATAGAGTTCAGCGAGTTGCCGAAGAATCGAGTCGATAGCAGGATTAGGATTACTTCCCGAAGACAGAAGATACTCGAAGGCAGCGAAGGGATCACCACCGTAACGAGGATCATTCATAATTGCAGACTGAGCTGCAGTTCTTAACGAATTGAAGATCGTACCAGGATCTTGTCCCTGAGGATACGGCCCATGAAGAGTAGACAGCATTCGATCAACTGCTGCTTGACCCATAGTCGGACTGTTAGGTCCACCACCAGCAAGCTGTTGTTCTAAAAGAGCGTTTTCAAGTTCAAGCTGGCGTCTACGAAGCGGATCCATTGTAGACATTAATTCAGATTGAATCTGCTGCTGACGAAGTCGAAGTTCGCCAAACCCAAGCTCTCTGTCAAGACCATGCTGTGCCCAACCAAGGTCACGATCAAAACCGAACTGTTGTCTTTGAAGATCAAGAGTTCCACGCTGAATTTCAGCGGCAAGAGAGTTGAGCATCTCTTGTTGTCTACGATCGTAGCTCTGATCTTGGAATTGATTAAGAAGCTCAGCAGTCCGAGAACCTCTAGAACTTTCAAGATCAGAAAGTTGACCGAGAATATCGAAGTTCTGATTGCTATAGTTCGACATAATTTCAGACAACATCGAACCAACGGTATTTTGAAGCTGACTTTGACGAAGTGCACCTTCGGAGGCTGCATCATTCATAGCCTGCGTATTAATACCGTAATTAGAACTTTGAAGAGCTTGCAGAACAGATTGAGCATTCGCAGATTCTGTCCCAGAATTTTGAAGCATCTGAGAGACAGCAGAATTCAAATCTGCGTTAGGATCCACAACAGCACCCTGAACACCTAACGACTGTGCTAACCCTGCATTCTGTGCCTGTGCGGCCTGTGCTGCTGTCTGAGCGACTTGATTGCCTTGGTCGAAGGCTGCCTGCGTCCCTTGACGAGCGGCGTCGTACGCCGATTGTACGGCAGCCCTATTTTGAGTAAACTGTTCGCCTAACCGACCATACACTTGTCCGAGAGCTTCGCCGCCGTACTGTCCAAACATATTCGCAGCATTAACGTCCCTTGTTCTGTTACTGGAGAGTTGATCAAGGGATCTGTTAAGTTGCTGCCATGCAGGATTGAACTCGTAAGCCGCTGTTTGATTTGCTCTTCTTTGCTCCGGGCTAAGTTCTGACGCAGCAAGACCAAGCGATCTTTCCACATCTGAGAAAGAACGTTGACCCGATCGAAGCTCGTTAGCAATTCGAGCGAGTCTAGACTGTGGGTCGGCATAAGCTCCACCGCCATAACGAGAAACATCAACGCCATATTGCCCGAACATGTTAAGAATCGAAGATTCAAGATCGGGTACATAACGACGTTGCTGGGCAGCATAGTCTTCATATGGAAGCTGATACAGATTGTTAGCTAATCCACTAGGTGCCATAAGGTCTGTAGCCTCCATACGGCTGCGGCGTTAAACCCATCCTTTGAGCAATACCGCCAATTGAAGTTCCAACACTTTCCCATGTTCTACCGCTAGAGATTTCGTTAGCGATCCTACTCAGTCGTTGTTGTTCACTCTCGCCGCCTGCTGCAATTGGGACTCCAGCAGATTGGAACATCGACTTGATACGAGACATCGTATCGTTAGCAGTATTATTTGTACCTGCTCTTGTAGGAGCTCCGAGTTGTTGTAAGTTAGCAATCGAACTTTGCAATCCAGATACTGTACCGGCACGTTGTTGTTGAGCGGCGAGAGCTTCTTGTGCTGCTCTACGAGCCGCTTCTGCTTGCGACATTTCTCGACCAGACGTAATCTGATTGATACCTGATGTCCGTTGAAGTTCTGCATTACGAACTCCACGGTTATACAGCTGTGTGATAGTATCTAAGTTACGGAGATGGTCTTCATTGAGACGTCCCTGTGCACCAACGTTAATACCCGATCGAAGAATCCCTTGATCAGCCATTCGTGCTTGAAGTGATCTTCCTGCTTGTTCTCTTGCACGTTCTTGATCTTGAACGGATCGAGTTCTATCAGTGGAAAGATCACCAAGGGATGCGGCAATTTGAGACTGTAAGTCAGCAAGCTGTCGATCGTACATTCGATTTTGGGCAGCAAAGATGTCATCAAATCCACCAGTTTGAACAGGCTGTCCCTGTATGGTAGCGAGTTGTTGCTGCATCTGTTGGATCTGATTCAAATAAGGATTCGGCTGCCAACCTTCTCGTTGAGCGATTCCTTGAATTGAAGTGTTAACGGCATCAAGACTTCTCTGTCCGCTGTTAACCTCAGTTAAGATGCGATTAAGCCTAGCCTCAGGCGACTCTGTCGCTGAGCCAATTGGGACTCCTGCATTTTCGAAAAGACGTCTAATCTCTTCGATAGTTGCCATTACTTAGCTCCACGTGGTCCTTGGCGCAATCTTCGTTGCAAAGCAGGCTTGTTATTCCATAAATTTTGTCCCCCACCAGTATTTCCACCTGGTGTTAAATGAAATCCAGGATCAAAATTCTCAGGAATAGGTCTGGCTGTTAAACCAGGAGTTTGCTGCTGTCCTGTCCATCTAAAACCCGGATCGATATTTCCTGGATCTCTTCTAGGAGTAACAGCAGGCGGAGGCGCAGGTTGCTGCATTCGTGCACCAACAGACTGCCAAAATGGGTCAGTAGCGTAATGCTGCTGTAAAGCCTGAGCAATTGCATTAGAGTCAAAATTAAACTGAGGGGCTGCTGGAGTTGCTGGTTGGGGATTTGGATTTGCATTCGGCGCTGCTGTAGGAGGTGGTGTTGGTGCAGGTTCTTGATACGGGTTGTCAGCAGTAGCTTGTCTGCCACTCTTAAACTGCCGTAACCTCCGCTGAATAGCGCCAGGAGAAACAGCCATTAGAATCGGGCTCCAAATCTATTGACCAAGCGACGAAGAATCGCAGTACGGAAAGAATCTTCTCCTACAGGGGAGTTTACGTTACCACTCTTGGCGGCGAAACTCTGAGGCCCATTAGTGGTATGTGGTGCATTACCGCCAGGGTACATGTTTTTACCCCTAGCGAACTGTCCTGTTTGACTACGAGGATCTTGTTGGCCTGTTAGGGGGTTCATCACCAACCACGATTACTCTGACATTAGTAGGAGTCACACTCTGTGTGAAGTCGTTCTTATAGACAGTCACAATTACCTGTCTAGTGTTATTAGGGTCAACTTGAGCCCGAACAAAACAGGCTCCTGCGACCGGTGCCGAATCCAATGTTGCGACGACATTCTCTACGATCGGAATGCCAGTGTCAATGGTTACAAAACCAGTGATAGAAAGAGTTGTCTGCTCAACTCTACCGAGCGTAGCAATTGCATCTCTAAGACGACGAAGGTTAAGATCGAGATATGTAGCTAAAGCCTCAGGAGTTTTAGCTAGTGGCTGTAACTCGACAAAACCCATTAAGTGCCTGTTCTAATGATCTTCTCTTTACCATGCATAAAGAGACTAACACCGTACAAGCTGAACGCTTGATCGCTGGTCAATGACATACTAAGTGACCAGAACCTAAAGAATTCGGCGCCTTTAACTTTATGGGCTTTACGATCAATAACAGATTGAGAGATAGGATTATTCTTATCGCCCTGTTCTGTGTTGTTCGTCCAAGCAACGCTACCTGGACCTTCGAGTTCAGCAGCAAACCACTTAGCTCTCTTCATTTTTCCAGGGAAGCCAAAATCGAACTGCTTAGTTTGAACTCGACACTCGTACTGAACACCACCATCTGTCTTGATATCTCCGCCATAAAGCAAGACCTTGCCTGAGGCTAACAAGTCACCAGCCCAAAGACCTTTAGCAGGAGTGATGGTGTTTACTTCCTGGAAGAAGGCAGGTTGAATTCCATTAAACTCCCACTCTGTCCATCCGCCGCTTCTAAGGTGGTAAACAAACCACCGTCTTGTAGCCGGGGTGGGATTGAATAGTACGATGTAGCGATCCTCCCACCACGCTGCACAGTCGAGATTGGCATTGGTGAGGTTAACGACTCTGTTGTCGAATGCAGGGAGAATGTTCGAAGAAATGTCCTCAAAGATGTTTCCATCAGTTTTGTAAACCCCTCTCGGACCTACAAAGAACAGAAAGCCTTCGATTTCCCTTGGCGTATATTTAGAGATACAGCCAATTTCTGGGTTCATATTACGAAGAACCCAGTTATCTGGCTCACCCTGAATATAAAGACCCCAAGTCGTTTCCGCTTTGAAAACGATCAAGGTGTCGTGGATTACAGCAAGTGCTGTAAGGAAATCGCCATCACCAGGACTAACAAGGAGGTTGTTAACAGAAGGCCAGCCTGTATAATCAAAATTGTTGATTTCTGAGAAGGTAACTTTCGAGTTCTCTGTTCCGTCAGTACCTTCTGAGTTAATGACGAAAAGACGATCACGAAACACATAGCAGAAAGTACCACTAGGAGAATTAAGAATTTCACGACCACTGGCATCCCTCACAGACATCACAGCAAAGTTGAAAGCCTGTCCAGCATTAGGCGCATCAACTTCCCAATACAGTCTGAACTTTCTTGCATTTGCAGGGGCAACAACATTGATGACGTGATCAGTCCACACGTCAGCATTAGAAGCGATAGTTGTTTGATTTGTACCTAAGGAAGCATTTGCTGCATCGAACCATTCAATTCGCAACTCGACGTTTTTGGTTGCACCCGCCGCTCTAGATTTTCCTGCAATTGAGATAGACTCGCCAGCATTGACAAGAAATCTGTCTCTGGCAGCAACGCTTGTTCTAATACGCATTTGTGATGCCGCAGTAGCGACTGCTTTAAGCGTCGCAACTTGACCAGTGTGGAGAACAACTGTGTCTCTTGTGACTGTGGCATTCAGATCGTTTTCCCATGCTCCAACTGTTGCAACGGTAGTCGCAGTATCTGCATCAAGAATTTCGGCGCCGTCTCCGTCCCACTCTCTAAGCAGCCCTGTAGAAGAAACGATGTAAAACTTATCTACGTACTGAACACCGTGAGAGGCGTCAAACGTTCCGATAAGTTCCCAACTTGTTCCATCACTAGAAACAAAGACATCAGGACCAGCTTGAACAAGTAACTGATCATAATCAACAGTATGGAACTGACCTAACAGTCGAACAGAGTTCAACCCAAGGTCATCCCCATTATGTTGAGTAATGAATCCAGTTCGCTTTACGAGTTCACCTGCTCTACCGATGTCCAAGTTAATACACTCGATAAGCTCGTCATCCTGAATCATGTTAGCGGGCTCACGGATATTAATACCCTTGAACCCTCTAATCTCGATTACAGCTTCCTCAGGCATCAATAGTCCTCAGGGAGAAGACGAACAGAAGGATACGACTCTGCATTTGTGTCGTACGCTTCATCCTTAGCTGCAACAAGCTGATTGTTGAAATCAGCTCTAATCACTTGTGCTTGAGCAAATTCTTCATCAAGCACCTTACATTTTTCGAGTGCGAACAAGATGACAGCGTTGTGCATCGTTTCAGGGAGATTGCACACGTCATCATCTGTTACTAGCTCAGATGGTTTCTTGATATACCAGATATCAAGAGCATTTGTCACTGAACTTGATGGCTTTGGAAACAGGAAGATGGTTCTTCCTCTTACATGGTAACTAAAAGGAGTTCCTGATCCAATTGCATCTCTTGCTGGATCAAACAAATCTAGAGTTGATCTAGGAATAGGAGTAACAACTACTCCATCTACCTTGACTGACTCGATTTGAATGAAATCGTCTGGAACATCGTATGAGTCAACTCCAGCCGCTAAAGCAGCTTCTGCTCTAGCTGCTAGAACCTTTGTCTGTCTTGCAACCTCAATTTGGCCAAGGTTTAACTGAGACAGAATAAAAGGCCTATCAATTTGTGCCTCAGAAGTGTCACCAAAGAGCTTCTGAACTGTCTCAATCATTTGGCCTGTGTTCATCGCATCTGGCCTAAGAGTTGACGAATCATCATGATCGGGTCACTAAGTGCACTAGGATCAGTTCCAACAGTATTCCCAAGCTGCTGCTGAGCTTGCATAGTCGGACCCATACCGGCAGCAGGAGAAGCCTGAGCAGTAGGAGGAATTGAAGCTAAACCACCAAGACGTCTTTCAACGGCACCAGGAGTAACGCCAGAGATTCCGGGAGCAGGAGCACCAAATCCCGCATCAGCGGGAACAGGCGGCGCAGCAGTAGGAGAAGGACCAGGAAGACCAGATGGAACAACAGCACCTTGTCCACCAGTAACACTCATTGGAATTCTTAAATTTCTAGCACCCATTCCACCATACGGATCGGGAGCATTCATTTTATCTCCTTAAGAGTAAACAGGTGGGATAATTGGAGTCCAAACGGTGTCTGGATCAGGGTTTTCAACATCATGCCACGCTGACTTCACGTAGTAAAGAACTTCTAAGTCCTTTTCAATACTGGTGTACACATTAAACAAGACCGACAGATCTTTTTCAACCGCACCAATAGTTTCGTGAATTACCTGTAAATCTTTAGTGACTTGGGTTGTTTGAAACACATCAAAAGATACAGCCAGATCTTTTGTAATTTGAGATGTTACAGAGAAAAGAATGTTTCCTGTAGCTGCACTAGAAAAGCCATCATCGTCAAGAGCTTCTGCTCTTGCTCGATAGTTTCCCACTGCCAGTCCAGTTCCATACTCAGCAGTAACAGTACCGGGAGAAGCTCTAAAGGCTGATGTTACATTTCCAACAGCAGCACCAGCAGCTGTTTCAATTACAAACCGACCTCGAACTTGTTCAGAAAAGTTGAAGTCAATATCATCTACGTCGCACTGAAAGTTAGGGGTTGTATCATTATTTGATCCAGTTTTTGAAAATGCAGTGGGAGTATTGGGTCCAACGTTACCACCGGAGATCCACATAAGCATTTCAATTGCTGTGGGAGAAGTCCCAGAAAATGCGTTCCATGTAGGATCAAGTTCAACAGGCGTTGTACTAGCATTATCAGCTGTCTGTTGAATAGCATCCATTCTATACGCTGATCCGGCACCATTAGTTCCAGAAGTAGAACTAATAGTTCCGTACCCTGCTGGAGTAGCAGGGTCAGGCTGAGATCCAGCCCCTCCAGTACATTTAGCATATATAAAACGTACAAATCTACCAGATGCATGTGGAGGAGTTAATTCAATACCATCTGTAACACCACTTGCTACAGGAGTATGTCCTTGAAAAACACTATATGCTGCACTTAATAAGGGATTACTCCCTCTTCCACCAGAAAGAGAATAGACAATATTCCCAATAGAAGCACCAGGGCTACTGGTAAAGGTATGTAGAAAACTACCAGTTCCTGTAGCAATACCTGCATATACAGCCATTTTGAGGCCGTTAAATGATGCTTCATCAATTTTAGTTAAAGTTAGTACAGCAGATGATGCAGTGTTATTAAAAACTACAGTGTCATCTCCGGCAGCAACTAAAATATATGATGTACCATTTGATACAGCCCAAGTAGCACCTTGTTGGCCGTGATCATTTGATACAAGGGTTAAAGAAGGCATTAGACACTTTCACCAAAAACTCGGAAAGTACCACCATCGCCAGAAACAGCAACAGTATTTGCAGCAGTTCTACGAACCCAGACTGCTCGACACTGCCCAGGAGGAATATTACCGATGTTGATTCCAGAAGTCTGATCAACAGGAGATGAAAACACTACTCCTACAGGAGCCACATTTTCATTAGCAACTTCCGCAGCTTGAGCAGGAGCAGCACCAATAGCAGAAGCAGCGGCGGGATCAACACCAATGGCAAATGATGTTCCACCAGCAACCTCTGATTGAATCCACATCTTCACGTTTTCAAATGTAGATGTGGCATGAGCGTTATGGAGAAAGAAACAACGGTATTCGACATCGCTGGCAGCATTTTCTGATGCGCTAACGTCATCAAATAAGTTGTTTGCAACAGCAGAAGTAATCTCAGTCGTTGAGATATACTTGCCTAATGAGCCAGCAGCGTTGCCAGCGTTAGCATTACCCGCTGCGCCGACTTTGGTGCTGTATTTTAACCGGACATCACCAGCGGCGACGGGCATTATTTAATCCTTCTGCTAGGTGCAGTATCATCTGCAAGAACAACCCCGCCATCAGCGGCAGGAAACGAATAGCGTCCTTTGTTCGACTTGATGACGTGTTTCGTAATGTCATCAGCCAAATCCATTTCCTCTCGGAAACGTCTCTCAGAGTCCATCTTGGCGAGAATGTTCTGTGTCTCCAAGTTCTTCAAGTAACTTGGATCATACATATCGGCCGCAGCAATTCGGTCGATAACTCGTTTATCAAGTTCCCACACCTGACAAACGAGACGGTCAACACCGTCTTTACAGGCTTCCACAACTCGCCAAGGAGCTTCCCCTGGTTCTGCGAAATGTGAAGGGTCAAGGTATTGTACTTTGAGTTCCGGCCAACGTGATTGAATTTCTCCAATCACACCAAGCAGGTCTTCTTCGACGACATACCCATCAATATTCACAAGTCGAGAACCAGGGGACACTCTAACTCCTTATTACGTGGTAGTGATACCAGTCAGCTTACCGTGGTGGTTACGGTTGCTGGTACCAATTTCCCAATACTGACGCATGTAGGCTTCCCAACCATCGTATCCAGAAACCCACTTGAAGGTATTACCGTCTTCATCAGACCAGTGCCACTTCTGAGTACGGTAGACCTTCATCTTGTCTTCGGAGACGAAAGTCATTTCGCCTTCGGGGTGGTCGACTTCTTCAACGACCGGGATTTCTCTAGCTCCATAATTGAACGCAAGGCCAACTAAGCCGCCTTCGAACTTCTTCGGATCGTTGAATCTTCTCTGCTGTTGCAGCAAGTAGAAGTATTCACGTCGAACCGCAAGACTCGTGAAGATAACGGAAGGCTTTCCGCCCTTCGTACGAATCTTGTCCATAAGCTCGATCATGACGCCTTCGGAAAGAGCGCCAACGCCAGTGGTAACTTGCGAAGCCCACTTCGGCTGAGTAGCAGGATCAACTCCGTGGAGCGAACCTGTAGCCGAAATGATCTTACCCCAACCGGTAGGTTCTCTCTGCGTACCAGCGGCAAAGTTACCAGGACGGAAAAGACCGTGCTCAGGGTTAGTAGCGGTGATGTTAGCACCGTCAATCGTAACTGCCTTGGTGCTTTCGTTAATCGCCGTAATGTTGCGAGAAGTAGCGAGAGCAGCACCAGTAGCAATAACGAGAATATCAACCGGCATATCAACTTCAAGCCACTTGATATCATCGACGGTAAACGTCAGGCCAGGAGCGCCCATATCAACAGCAACAGAAGCGAGAAGCCCATTTCCGTTACCGTAAACGATACGGTTCGAATCCTTAACAACATCATCCTTGATGCCGTCCATTTCCTCATCCCACGCATTAGCGAATGCCTGGTAGTTAGACGAAGCTAACTCAAGCATCTGCGTAGAAAGCTTCACACGAGCGTACCCGTAGTAAAGCGGAACATGGACTTCATCGTACTTCTGCTTACCAGCAGGAGCTAACGCTTCCCACTCTTGACGGTAAGAGATACCGTGGTTTCTACCGACCTTAATCGGGAAGTCCACGTACTTACCACCAGCACGATCCGTAACGCCATCAGACGTTCTCTCGATCCGCTTAATGGTAGTGGTTTCTTCTTGCTGCTGCGATTCAATACGAGGCCCGTAAACCTCCTTGAGAAGAGCAGCAACAGTAGTAAGACTTGCGGTCACTTTACCCTCCGGCTTTTGCGGCTTGTTCTAAGACAGATGCAACAAGCGCCTTTGTCTGTTGACGAGACAAATCAGTCACTTGCTGTCCCTGCGGAGGCGCACCGCCACTTCCAGAGAGAGTAGGACCAGCACTTGGAGCACGAGTTTGATTTACACCTTGCTGAACTCGTGACTTCCAGTCCTGAACAGCTTCTTCGATCGACATTCCAGCGTACATCTGAGTTAAGACATATCGCTCATCAAACTCTCCAAATTCAACTTTCGCAGCCGAAATATAACGATCAAGAGCAGCGTCCTCAGTGGCTTCCTGAGCGGTCTGCTGTTGAGTCATTACATGGTTAGCGAGAGCTTCCAGAATTTGGGTAGTCGATTGCTGGAACTGATTGAATCGCTGATCGAACTGTCCGAATCGCTGATCGAACTGCTGAAAGAACGGTGCAACGTCCTCAGGGTATTGATACTGCCCCTGTCCCTGGCCATTTTGAAAACCGTTAGGCTGTAACGGAGCTTGCTGTTGCTGCTGCTGTTCAAAAGCTTGCTTAAGGCGGTTGTAGATTTCCTGAGGATTCTGACGAAACGCATTAAGAAACTGAACAGCACGCTGTGCTTCCTCGATATCACCGAGGTTCTTGTAAGGCTCAAACTGACGAGCCTGCTCCATCATTCTCCGAGTAACGTTGGCATCCCAACGCTGAACATACGGAGCTAAAATGCTACGATGCTCTTCGGGAACCTGCTGGAGAAACGGGTGATCAAATTGCTGCTGTTGCTGCTGTTGCTGTAAACCTTGATCGGTTCCCTGGCTAGCATTTGCATCAGTAGTAGCTTGATCGGCTGTACCGGCATCTTGCAGGCCCTGGCCGCTAATATCACTCATGTTGGTCCTTTAGTTATTTGACGGCATTAACAACTGCTTGAAGAAGACCTTCTCTCCTACAGGCAAAGGTCATATCATTAACAGTCATGGCGGCGAGTCTAGCAGAAGTGTAGCGAGTACCATTAAAAGCAGCTAAAGCAGTTCTCATGGCATCGATATCATGAATATCGACATCAGTATAATGTGGAGCATCCCCAGCGGATGCTCCACCTGTCTGCTTGTTTGCCGAGCCACCACCTTTGACTACGAAATCTGTATTGATCGAACCGATTTGTCGTCTAGCCACTGTTTCTCCTCAGTCTACGCTGAATGGCTTTTTTCTCTTTTTGGACGAAGTTAGGGTTGTTGAGAAGTTCTAGCCTGCGTCTCGCAGCATTAGTCAGATTCCCACGAGACTCTTCTCTAAAGTCAACCTGTTGGAGCTGTCTGTTGTTCTGCGCCACCGGTTTGTTCCTCAGGCATAGCAGGTGATCCGCCGCCCATCATGCCTGGGATGGGAGGAATCTGTCCAAGCATTTGCTTAACGAAGCCATTTAAGAAGGGAGTCTGAGGCGGCAAGAAAACACCCATCTCCGCAGAGAGCTGCATTTTATGCTCTTCACAATGCATCATGAACAACATCTTAGTTTCATCAGGAAGCTGTTCGAATTCTTGGCGCTTCATGTAGGCCCAATGCTCAGTAAGATGAGCAATGTTATTATCAAAATCGTTAACAACAACATCAGTCTTACCTTGGCTGAGCATGAGATTTTCACGTTGAGCATGACGAACATCGATCTGCATCTCTTCGTACAGTTTCGACGTTTCAGCCATCTCAAGGTATTGCAAGCCACGATCGGGAGGAATGAAGCCAAGCTTCATTAACTCAGTGATCCATGCCTGCTTAGCAGCACGACTTCTCGGTGTCGAAGAACCGTGAACAACTTTGTAAGCCGTGTTTCCTCTAAGATCAGCCTGAGAGAAAACAAACGACTCAAAGACGTTGTTACGACCAGTTACACTAATCGTTCTTTCAGCATCCCAGAACTGATTAGCATGAGAAAGAACATGGCGACCGAGATTCTCAGCAGCCTGTTCGATGCTGTGCAACGTATGAGCAAGAACAGTATCATCTTGTTCTTGCAGGTACGCAATAGCCGTCGCAGCTTCAACATTCGGCGGAACTTGTCCACGAGAGACTTCGTGCTGAGAACTGATATCGTTCATATCCATAATAGAACGATCAAGTTCTTGCAGAACGTAACTCGGAAGTGCCTGTAATGGAAGCGGTTGCGGAGGCTGCATTCCTGGCATATAGAAAATGATCAAGCCAGGCTCAGAAGTAATCTTTGCAGGATTAACAGAACCTTCGGGAGCCACAAGCTGTGGCTTTGACATTCTGTTCTTTGCTTCGATGATCTGCGAGCGGGTACGATTGTATTCTCTCTGAATAGGAATCAGATCAACAATCGTGGACTGAGAGTAAAATCTGCCTGTAGGAATGTGATCGATCTTCGTGAACGGGTACTGATTATGAGCGTAGGGATTACCTTCTCTCACTTCCAGAAGCTTCTTGTTTGCCCACGTGATCTTCATCCCCTTCGGGTAATCCCCGCAAGGTTTAATCCAGCATTCTTTGACAACGACTTTCTTTCTAGCATTATCAGTCTTGATGCCCAGTGCTGTGTAGAACTGGGTTTCAATCCCTGAATCGTTGCCAAGAGTGTCTGGATCTACATCAACACCATAAACGTCTTTTACCCACTCAGGGTTCTTGGTCACTGAGTGGATAACGTACGGTTGCATTTCGAGTTCTGTCTGATCAAGGTCTGGAACTAGAATATGGAAGGGCGAAACAGCCTCTGCCATAATCTTACCCTGAACACCAGAAGCATCGATTGCTTGATCGTCCCACCAATCCTTAATGAATCCGTTACCAGTCAGACCCATCCAGAAAATAGCGTTCCAAAGAACCTTCTCGAACTTGATGTCCTGAGTAGTAACGTGTTCGTGGATTGCGTCACCAGCATGAGCCGCCGCAAGATCAGCATCATCTGAACTGGAAGGAATAACAAAACCTCTAGGACGTTCCTGTAGGAGCTTCGCCATTTCCTTTCGAATCGTTGGCTTGATTCGATTGACGATCATTCGAGTTCGCCAACTCGGAGCCTTTGGCTCTACGAGCTTAGCAAACCCACTGGTCGTAGTGTTCGCCCAGGTTACATTCTGACGACCAAAATAGAACGCCATGTTGAGGTACCATTCACGTTCGAACGGTAAACGATCTTCACGGCATTGTTTGAACCACTTCTCGACTTTGTCGAGAAGTGCGTCCTTATCACGGCCGGTTAACTGGTCGATTAACTGAGGAATCTGTGGAGCAACAGGTCCATTTCCTACAGGAAGGAGTTGCTGCACAAGATCAGCCATCATGCTCATTGATCAATCAATCCTAAAGATCGGAACTCGGCCTCTTGGTCAAACAGAACTTCTGGTTCATCTTCTAAACCCTGGCGGCGAAGTTCTTCTTCGTCAGACATTCCCATATATTCAGGAACATCAACTTGTGCGGATTCAAAAACCTGGGGGGGAGCTTGAGAAGCTAATGTCAGGTAAGTTCCCCACTCTTTGCTCATCACCCGGTTTGTCAGATCCAGTGTCCTCAGTCTCTCCTGTTCCAGCAGCGTCGTCAACATCTTCACTTGCTGGTTCGCTAGGGAGCGAACTAACAACACTACTAAGATGCTCGCCAACAGAATCAGCGTCAGACAAATGACGAAGGCCGTCGAATCCATTGATAACCTCTCTCAGAGTTTTGTTTTCTTCGTGTAACTGCGTAGCAATCTGTGCCAACTCTAAGTTGGACTCGTAGGCTTCTCTGTAGGCATCAGGAGGGATGAATCCACACATTCTGGCAATCTGCTCTGCGATGTCAGCACAGATAAAGATTTCACCCATAAAGTCATTGGTGTCAATGCCCAGGTCAATGAAAAACCGATCAGAATGCCGACCAGTGATCGCACACTGTCCAGGTCTTTTGTTGGGTCTATCGACTTTGTGCACACGACCAGGAAACCTCTGCGGTGCTAAAAGACGTTCTGCCTTTTCCTTGTTGAGCATCACCTTTTCGTCTAAGTCAGTCACCACTCTGCTCCCATCATATCGTCGATTAAATCATTGTAGTCTTTTCCTTGAGGACGCTTGGGCTCGAAGTTCCAGTCCTTCAAACCCTCTTCTGGATTAATTGCTCGTGAAGCGCCCTGGTTAAAATATTCCGGTTGCGAAGGAATTTCAGTTCCGTTATCATGCAACTCTGGCCGAGATGCAACCATGTAACGAAGAGTATCCGCTGCATGATCATCCTTCTTATGCTGTTCTTCTTTCCTATTTTTCTTTTTCTCGTCCTTCTTACTGGCCCAAGTTGCCCAGCGAAGTCTTCCTAGTTCTCTAGTAAGATTTTCGCAGTTTCTCGTGATGTAAAGTCGAGGGACTTCTTTGATTCCTGTAAGGTATCGAGCAACTCTCTGAATCCCAGCCTTTTGATCATTGTTTCCGAGAATGATGGGAATGCCGCATTCAGCATATTCAATGTGAACTGAAGTTCCAGTGAGAGGGTCTTTGTTTCGGATCGAAGGGTCGCCAACATTGTAACGAGGGATCCTTCCCCAGAAGGCATTTCTGGCATGAACTACCTTTGCATGTTCACGTACGATCATTCCTGATGCGTAGTGTTCGTCGAAGACAATGATCCTACCGTCAGGATCAACAGCAGCCCAAAGCCAACAAGTCGGATTGTTGTATCCGTGATCCATTCCATTAAAATGCATCCAACTTTTTGGAAGCGCAGTCTCTAATGGATCGATTACGATTTTCTCTCGATTCTTGGCAAACATCGGATAAACGACGCCACCAAGAGAGATGAACTTACCAGCAGTTCTTGCTTGGAGTTCTTCTTCTGTCAGACCAGTAAGAAGCTCCGCACGAGATTCCTGATCGATGTATGGGTTCATCGTCGTATCAACTTCGACAACGAACAGAGAACCAATTGAACCTTCAAGCCAAGGTTCGTAGATTTCGTCAAAGACCCAAGTCATACCTTCGACCGGAGTCATTGTCATCCACCAGTCACCGCCGGTATCCACCAAACGCTGCATGTTTTCGTCATAAATAGCTTCGGGCGGTTCCTCATCAAACCAGATTCCATGGCGACTAGTTCCAGCATGGGCATCAACTTCTTGATCCCCGGACATAAATTCGACGAATGATCCATTATTAAGAGTGAGGGTTTTGAATTCTTTAGAATAAGAATCCTCCCATGACCCGTTCTTAAGGAAAGAAGGCGGGATCCATCTACGAATTTCCGGCAACATAATCTTTTCGATGCCGTTCTTGAAGTCAACTCCAACTGCTCTCATTCTGACAGGGGGAGGCGGAGTTCTACGAAACTTATGCTCTCCCGTCATCCACATTACTGTTTCGGCGGCTCCACCAACAGTTTTACCGGAACGGTTGCCTCCGATGAAAAGTCGTCCTCTTGCGGTGGAACTATGAAAATCACGTTGGGGGGACAATCCGGAGATTGGATCAATGTAAGGCGTATAGTTACGAATCCCCGGATTCTGAGAAACGTGGATAGCCTTCTCTTTAATCGTGAGAAGTGCATCATTTAAGCTCCTAATTTTCTGCGCCACTTAATTCCCTCGATCCAACGGTAATCGCTTCCCGCTTAGGTATCGTACCAGTTTGCAGAAGAATCTCGACCATGTTGGCGAACTCAAGCATCTGTTCTTTCTCAAGGAAGTAGCTGACGATTTCAACTACCTGAGAGAGAAGACCTTCAAGATTGACAGAGTGTTCCATTCGAGGAACGTATTTGCCAATCATCTCCATATAGAGTTTGATCGCAGAAACATCCCCATCAGCAGCAGTTTCAACGAGGGCCTGTCGAATCTGCCACTCACTTTGAGTGAACATTCTCTCAGAACGAGCCTGAATGTAATTAGCAAAGTTCGGGTTGTTCATCCAGGCGTAATATGTCTGAGAACTAACGCCGACTGTTTTTAACTTCTCTCGCATGGATTTCTTGTCCATCGAGTTGAGAACCATGTTAGCGACAAGAATTTGCTGAGCAGTAAGACCTTTTGTCTCTACAGGCTCGACAAGGGGATTGGGAACAGCACGAGAACGAAGGTAGTTATTGATCTGTTCATCATGAAGCAGTTCGATAACACGCTTACCATCATATTCTAAAGCCTCAGCAATATTTCCTACAGGAGGGGTGATATTGTGAAGCCAGAACTGTTCCTCAATGTAAGCAACAAGAACTAAATCCTCTTCATCAAGAACCCACGAGCCGTCTTTTTCTTTATGCGGCATAACGTTGCTGCCTCTGATCCAAGTAATCGACGATGTCTAACGGAAGTCCTGCTTGAAGCAGCGCAATACGAAATTCGCTGCCAAGCTCCTTCGAGAGCCCTCGATCGTGCCTATATAAGAGGCTGGGCTGCAAGCATAGCCCTTTACCCAGGTCAGCACGGGAAACACCCAGGTGAGAGGCCAGCGCCGACACCGGAGACTCTCCCGCCTGGTGAATCTGTAGTCTAGTTACTTCTTCTAGGCTGAACATGAAGCCAAACAGTTTTCGTTCATCGATCTGAAAACTGTGGTAGACCCTACGAAAAAGCTTTCTTGTCGATTCATCCTGGAAGAATGTTCGGTATAGACGAACAGGAAGATCAGGGTAGCAGGCTAGTTCAGCCATATAAATGACACTATCACTGATACCGAGCTTCTTGCACAAGAGGGCTCTGTCAGGGTAATGTTTTGTGCGAAGGGCTCGAATTGGAGACCTGTCTAATCGTTCTTGAACCCAATCGACTGGTGTTGTCATGCCCGAACCTACTGTGACAGTTGAACTAGAAATTCCTGAATCGATGATTCGTTCGCTTCAACGTCTGAGCGGAAAACGAATGGTTGATACTGATGTTCTAGCCAGACTGGCACTGTTCGACTTCCTAGTCAAGTTTAACAGCTACAAGGGAGATGCTTCTGAACGAGAACACTATCAGTTTCTTTACGATCACTTTGCAATTCCACCCGAAGAACGGGTTATGCAAAAGGCCCGTCGAGACGTCGAAAAGGTCCTAAGCGATAGTGCATTCTGATGGGTATGGGTTTTGTGATGGATGCCGCAACGTAACTGATCTGTTTAAGCACTTGGATTTTATGGTATGTCAATCTTGTCTGCCTTATAAACAGCTTAGACAGGTGACACCACGGATGTTAGAGTTACGTCACAAGAGAGCAGAAATTTCGCGTACGAGAAAACTGCTCAATAGAAACAAGTTGCAACTTGTCGAAAGGAACAAGAGTGGAACCGTTTAACCCTGTCACTGGCAGTGACACCCCTACTGCTCCGCAACAGCCCGATCCCGAAGAAGTCGAAGAGACCGAAGAGGGAAACGACGACGAGAACTCTGATGGTTCTGTTGCCGATGGGAACAGTCTTCTCGATCACAAGCGATTCGACGGTCTTGACAATTCAGCCAAGGCTGCAGAAGCTCGTGCTTTAATCGAGAACGAACAGTTCGAGGAACGGCGTCAGGAATTCATGGATGCTGAGCCTGTTGATCAGGCTGTTGAAAGAGACCATCGAACCTTCGATGCCGGCCTTATTCGTGAGGCGTACGAGAAGGACCGTTACGTTCGTGACGGCAACATTTTGTACCCGGCTCCGTTAGAGCGGCCTGCTGGTGCGAGTCCCTCCTTCGTTGGCGAAGTGGTTGAAATGCTCGGCGCCATTGATGAGGACGTTCGTAAGCGTGCAGACGAGAAGCAGGGTCTTGATCCTGATGATCGTACTGACCGTGATCGTCTCGAAAAGGCGTTAGCTAAGAAGTAATAAAACTGGGAGTCGGTTGAATAACTGGAGGGCCGACCGTGGTTGCTAGTGGGCTGAGGCAACCGTTTATCTCACAAACAAACAGGAGATACCATGTTAGATAAGTTTGAGGCTGAAAACAGACTCGACGATAACGGTAATCCTGCTGGTGGCTACGTCAGCGGCGTTGGGTTATCAATTACTTGGCAGGATGGACCTTTAGGTAGAGGTGAAGATCGTCAAGAACCCGACGGGGCCTTTGTCGAAACTGTCCTCCAAGCTGTTGTGCAGAGAATTGAACACTACAACGAAACAAAGTTCCGTTGTAGAGAAAACTCCCTTGCGATCACTCATATTCAAGAAGCTATTCATTGGCTTCAGCATCGAACCGCTGATCGTGAACGCAGACAAGTCGAAGGTACTCACGCAGAGTAACTAGCGGTCTTCGGGAGTAGTTCAATTGGCAGAACGCTAGGCTTTGGTCCTGGATGCTAGGGGTTCGAATCCTCTCTCCCGAGCTATGGGTTGGCAATGGTATATGCTGCTGGTTGTTCCAGGCATAGCGATCATTGTCGTACTACTGACATATATTAACGAATTTCGGAACAGAAAATAATTTCCTACAGGGAAGCCCTTGTAGGTTAAATGCTGCCCAGCGTGCGGTTTACTTTAGTCTAGTTCACATAAGGAGTAGTCTAGTGGAGGATGGTCTGTACCGTATAAGTTTCGATACGTTCACAGCTGGGTTCGTTGTGAAAGATGGAAAGATTGTAAAGATTGCTCCGATCATCAGAAAGTGGCCTTTGGTACAATTGTTAGGGTTTGCAATTCGTATTGGGGATTAGTCTAGTGTAAGGTTTTTGTCTGTCTGTAGAATTAATTAGGGACTACCGTCCGTCGCCTGGGCTGTCAAGGGGGATCAATAAATTCCTTCGGGGCTGAATAGTTTGACATCAAACTATTTGACATCAAACTATCCGGCGGCGAAGTAGTAATGAGAATGGTTCTCACTTTCATTGAGAATGAGAATCGTTCTCATTCTCAACTATGCAGCGGCGGGCATAGTTATGCATCATTTCGTCACGAAGTTGCAACAGAATGAAATGACATGAAAGACAACAGAAAGTTAGTTTCTGCCCTTGACTCGTTTGTTACGCTCAAGGTGCTCACGCAATACCGAGCAGGAACCTTGAGAACGGAATACGGAACGGGCTGGGGCGAGAATTTCGCTCTCCCCCAACGACGCACCTACTCGAATACGTTTCGAGAGAAGGCCGTTCAGTAGGGAACAGTACCGACGTCACTTCCAAGGACATTGACAACTGAATATGCGAATTCCGATTAGGGTTTAGAGCGTGCTGTCTCCGAACGAAATGGAGAAAGCACAATGGCTCGACGATATGACGAATCAGTCAATGCCGTTCTTCGAAGCACCCAGGAGTTTCTCAAGGATGTTGAGAAGGACGTTCGGCTCGCAAAGAAAGTACAGCGAGCAGTAAGCGAATTGGAACGAGCAATGAGCAATTGGGATGACCGTCGAATTGATGGAAAGTCATTCTGTGAAGTCGATGGTTGTCTCGACATTGCTCTCTTCCAAGAGACTCTTTGCAATAAGCACGATCGGATTGCTAACCGTGAAGTGTGACCGATGCGGTAAGCGATCGAATACAGTAAAGCGAAGCAGAATGTTCAAGAAGTTTCTCTGCTTCCTTTGCTTCGATTGGATGCTCAACCACTGAATAAAGAATGACAGCACGTTCTAATCCCTAATCGGGACAACCAAAGGAGAAAGCAATGGAATTGAATGCTGACGTTCTCATCGAGAAGATCGAAGCTCTCAAGGAAATGGTCAAGACCATTCGAGGTGAGAGTGCAACGCCAAAGGTCAATGTCGATAAGCTCGTTGAGAGTTTCGACGCTGATCAGTTGAAGGTCTTCAAGTCGATGAATGATCTTCTGTTCAAGTTCGACAAGCTCTTCCATGCGAACTTCGATTCGACGGTCGCTCAGGCCCTCAATGCAACACTCCGAACGATTACGAACGATGCAACAGCCCGAACGAATTATCTCGTCGATGTCGATACTCGAAGCAAGAAGGTTGAACTTGAGGGTGACATTATCGAGTTGATCGACAGTGCAAAGAAGATGAAGAAGCAGATTGAAGGTCTGCACGACTTCCTTGTGGCCAGTGAAGTCGAACTTCCCGATTCCATCTACAAGATGGAGGACGGAAAGGTTGTGCTCACAAAGGCCAACAACAAGGTTCTCAACCTCCCCCGCATCTTCGATGTCAACAGCGAAGAGAACGAGGGAGCGAAGACCCGTGGGCGTCCTTCCCGCATGAAGATTCTCGTTCTGGGAATCACCGATGGCAAGTCGACCAAGTGGTTTGAGAACGACCACCTTGGTAAGACCTTCATTGAAGTGTTCGGCACGATTCGTGCTGACCACAATCCTGTTGGTCTCTTCAAGGCGTGCGAGAAGGCGAACATTCCCGATCTCACAAAGGGTTGGGATACGCCAGTTGAGTACGCTGGCAAGAATTGGGTTGCAAAGACGAAGGGAGCCGATACGAAGTAATCAATCGGAATTCGCACTTCACAGTGAAGAACCCCGGACATTGTCCGGGGTTCTTTGCGTTCTCGCCGCTGGTCGAGCGGTCGCTTTTATTTCCTTGATATCAAGCTTAATTAATTACGAAAAGATCTTTCCTACTTCCTACAGGAACATTCTCGGCGCCGCCGTTCAATCTCACTTGGTCTACGTTATTTACGTTCAATGGTCTGTTTCAGACGGTCGCTCTTGTTAAATGGCTTGCTTCTTTAAATAACATAGTGCCCAACACTATGTCATCCAGGGGGCCTGCTCGTGCCCTCCTGCGCTCAGATCCTGCGCTCGGCCACTGCCACCCATCCCGCTCACGGATTTCGATTACACGTTAATCCAGGCCTGTTTCTGAGCAAACTAATACCTCTCTCCCTCCTCATTTCTGAGGGTTTTTCACTCTGGCCCAGGCTCTCCCTGTCACCTTCGGTGACATAGGGAGAGAGCCATCATTTCCTTAACTGACTTCAGCCGAACACCCCATAACCGCAGGTCAGAGGCACTTTCCTGGATCTTTGGTAAAGTCCTTAACTAGCTTCAGCCACTGAAGTAACTTCACTTGACACGTAAATAAATATGCTGTACCCTGCTTATCCTATGCCTCGTACCACCAACACAGACAGAATTAGAAACCATGTATCGGCTTATGGAATGGCTACATTCGAAGAACTACAAGAAAAGTACGACGTATCCGCCCCTTTAATCAGCAGTCTCGTAGGAAATGACTTTCTCAAGACAAGAAGTTACCTGCTCTCAATGCCACATCTCAAGAGAAAGTGGTCCACTGCGGCGACGACTACAGATGAAATGAGAGTGCTTCTTGGAATAATTGGCTGGTTAAGCAAGGCATATGTCCTTACAAACCACGATAAGTACAAGAAATACGGTATCTATACAGCACGAAAGCTCGTTGCGGCGGCGTTTGAGATCCTCTTGAGAATGGAAGGGTTACCTCCTTCGCCTACAATTCGTAGCCCCGAAGCAAACGAGTACACAGAAATTGCTGACGAGTGTGTGAAACTAATTAAGAAGTGCTTAGCCACAGGGAATCCTCATATCAGCCCAGAACATTTCATGTGAAACTAATACCGCTTGACAGCCAATTAGTTCTGTGATAAGAAGATCTTTGGGCCACAACTATGCCCAATGGAGAAAGCAGGAAAAAGATGAACGCTCAAAGATTGATTATCGATGTCTCACTCGTCGACAGCGCTGAGGCCCAGCAGGCATGGAATGTATTTTGTGAGACAGTTAACTCTCTCGCAAAGCAAATCCCTCATTCGATCATTGCTGGAATGATTCGTGGACCGAAGGATTCGCTTGCAGTAGATGCAGCAACTCTTGATTCTTTGGCAATCATTGCAGCAAGTAATGCTCTCGGTCGCGTTCAGAAGTCTCTCGAAGATATCCTCAACACCACTACCGAAGACAACATTCGAATCGATGTTGCTAAGGCAATGGGTAAGGTCGACGCCGTGTTCGACAATCTCGAAAGGGCTGTTAAGCCGTGACAGACCAACTCCCTCTCTTGAATCTTACTGAGAATGAACCCTCAGAGTGGGATATTCTCATTAAGCGAATCTCTGAACTCGAAAAGACAATGAAGAAATTCGAGCAGGGAGCTAAGCCTTTTGATGAGGCTATGACCGAGATTCGTTCTAACCGTGAGGAACTCCGTAAGGAAACGGATCAGTCTAACGAGAAGATTCTCTACGAGGCCAAGCTTGCCATTGAGGCAAACAATAAGGCATTCGATGAGAAGGCTCTTGCTTGGAACCAGGAGTACAACAGGCTTCATAACGAGAAGCTTGCATTCCTCCACGAACTCAACGCTGTCCGAGCAGAGCTTGAAGATGCCGAGAAGAAGAAGACTGAGCTTCTCCAGCTTCTTGCTGCCAAGGAACGTCTTGAGAAGGTTGAGAAGGATTTTCTTTCTCTCATCGAGAACGCTCCGTTCAAGGATGCCATCCTTGATTACCAGTTCGAAGACATTGTTTTTGCCTACGATGTCTGGAAGCAGCAGTACAACGGCGTTGCCAACTTCAACGATATGGGTCTCGGTAAGACTTTCGAGACTATCGTTTGGCTGCGTGCAGTTATCAATGAGTTCTACACAGTTAATTCTCGCAAGCCGCTGATTTTGTGGCTCACCAAGAAGGCACTCATCAAGACAACTCATCGTGAAATCAAGCGATGGGACCCAGATATGAAGGCAATCGCTTTCACTAATGGCGGCGATGTTGAGAAGCGTAAGATTGTGCTAGAGTACGCTCTCCAAGCTAATGCCATTATCATCACGAACTACGAAGCTCTGAACACTAACAAGCAGCTGATGAATACCAAGTGGGACTTCATTATCTGCGACGAGGTTCATAAGCTCAAGGGCGGAGCTAACCCTTCGGGACCTACTGCTATCTGGCAGAACTTGAAGGAACTCGTCCACGGTACTCGTGAAGTTGGCAAGTTCGTTACTATGCAGGATCTTAAGGATCGGAATGCTCCCTTTCTTAACTTCCTGACTGGTTCTCCTGTCAACAACCATCCTCGTGATATGTGGGCCTACCTTCATATCTTCAACCCCGAGCGATTCAACAATCTCGGTAAGTTCGAGCGTGAGTTCTGTTACGCATACGAGCAGGGTCTTATTGACTTCGAGCGACTGATTACTGTTATGCAAAAGCAGTGCATCCGTCGCCGTAAGGATGAAGTCAAGATCCAGCTTCCTGACAAGACTCACGAGACTCGTTTCGTTGAGCATACGGACTTGCAGCGTAAGTTCTACGAGAAGATGCGTGATGAGTTCTTTATTGAACTCGACAGCATGGACCCGACTAAGACGATTACTGCTACAGCAATCATTGCTCAACTTACTCGTCTGCGTCAGATCAATCTCTACCCTGCTAGCGTTCACATGAAGAACGAGGATGGTACTGAGACTGCTATTCCTTGCCAGGAATCGGCTAAGTTGGACGAGGCTCTCGATATCATCGAAGAGTTGCATCGAGAGGGAGAGCAGGTTGTCGTTTTTTCTGCTCAGTTTAATGAGCCTCTTGATCGGCTTGCCGATCTTCTTCATGATCGTGGCATCACTAGTCGAATTCTTAGTGGTGCTACTTCGAACAATGTGGACGACATTGTCGAAGGTTTTCAGCAGAAGGAATACGACGTAATCCTCATCAACATGAAGTCCGGCGGTGAGGGTCTGAACCTCCATAAGAACCCGAATTTCTGGCCGGGAGGGTCGTCTAACGTGATCTTCCTTGATCTGTGGTACAACCCGATGACCAATGTTCAGGCAGAGGATCGTGTTCACCGTAAGGGGCAGGTTAACCCTGTCATGGTTCACATTCTCCAGGCTGAGGATAGTGTCGACGCCTTCATTGCTGAGATCCTTGAGAAGAAGCAGAACATGATTGCTGGCATCATGGAAGATGAAAAGCTTCGTCCGTCCGATTGGAAGGAAAAGCTGAGGGGTCTGATCTGATGGTTGAGACAGTTATTCTCGCTAAGGGAAAGAAGGGAACCTATAAGTGGGTTCAAGCTCTTGAATGTGTAGAGTTCTTTCCTCCTAAAATGCAGCGTCCAAGGGCTCGCATCTTTCTTCATCTTAACACAGAGAAGGAAGCTTTGAAGGCGGCACTGTCTCATAGTGTCGGCGCCAGAGGTTATTCATCTGTTTCAGATGAACGAGGACTAAACTAACCCTTCCTGTAGGAAAGTAGGAAAAATGGCTGCACTCGCAACTGAAATGCGAGGAATCAGAAATGAGTATTCAGACAAGAGACTCAAGGTCATCTTCGATGATACCTCTACAGAAAATACTGCTTTCTTTGTAGGTATGATCCATCGCGTTGAAGACCAGAAGAGTGTCTTTCAGTGTGATGGTGTTCAGATTTCTGTGTATCATAGGAACATCATTGCCATTTACACGACTGAGGCCCCACTGACAAAGGGAACTCATCCTACAGGAGAAATGAGGATTTTGTAATGCATGGACATCGAATCACGGTTCAACCAATTAAGGATGAACCTCGCATTGATCGAACAATCGACAAATCAGTGTTTGAAATGATGACTGAATTTACTGGAATCAAGGAAGTAATTGTGGTTATCGATCCAGCCGTCCACGGTTTTGAAATGCAAGATTACAAGGTGTACCATCGAGATGACTGACTGGGTTGCATGGCCACGAGAAACTCGGAGTGTTATTTACCAGTCACAAATGAACAGACAACTCATCGTAGATGGAGAAGTCTGGATTCAAGCCAAGGACATTGTCCCTGGTGACGTACTCCTTGGATGGGCATGGAAGTACGCAGTAACTAGGAGAAATCCTAATCCATATTTCTCCGAGCCATTTTATGTTGATCGAGTTACTATCGGTGACATCATTGGTATCTTCGGTCATACAGAAGATGACGAGACTGGAGAACGAAAGAGTCCCACTCAAGCAGAAAACATTTATCCGGCAGATAGAGATATGATATATCTCACTCATCACGAATGGGTACTGGTGGAGCTATGACACTTCCTGCTGCTGATCTTTACATTCGAGAGAGTGTATTCATGTTCTGGAATCTCGTGAACTTGTTCGAGTTTATGGCAAGGCGGCGGCTGTCCGATGAGGACTTGACT